AGTAGCAATATATTTATCATCTAAACGCATCGAAGGTTGGAGAAACAATGGAAAGCACGCCCTTGGTAAGTGTCACTATCGAAGGCATAACAAAGTCACATTTGTTATCATTTAAAGTTACTAAAAACAAACGTCTCTTTGATATAGTACGCACTTTTCTGTCAGCAAATATCAACACATGGTCATTGGGCACCCCTGACCCTCAAATAATGGCGGCCATTGCTTCAAGCGGGATAGACCCAGGGCTGTTGGTAATTAGGGAAGACCACAGTGCACTTGACATTGGTGAGACAATTTCTAAGGTGTCTGAATTGACCGACACGTATTCTAAAATTCTGGAAAACTTCTCTTCAGCTAAAGGGACCTTGACATTGTTGGAGGTCCATTTAAGGGATCTAAGAAAACTTACAGCATCTCCCCTTATAACCACGGACGTGGCGAACCAGTGGGTCGAATTGTTGACCTTGAGAAACTTAACCAGTTTGGAGTGCGAAGCGAAAGCAATAAACATGGCTCTCTCTGGGAGTTCAGAACCGATGAGATGGGCTGTTGCCAAGAATGTAATTGACCTACTGCCATTGCCTCTGGAAGCTATCAAGACAACTGATAAGTATCTGTTGATAACATTAAGTGTGTATGAACGTTCTTTTTTAAATAGCAAGCCAAATCCTTCCAGAGAAGAGATGTACTTTTCACACGTACTAGCAGAACTCAGGTTAAGAGCAGCCGATTTCTGGGTGCCCTTCCTAATGCTGGTTTGGTACAGCGTGATGCGAAAATGGTATCCGGAACAGGTCCAGCAGTACTGCGGGCTGACTCAAAGTTTCATCGTTTTGTGGAGCAAGGCCACTTCAGTGTTGAGCCCACCGGTGACAACGGACAGCACAGCAGAAGATTTGCACACCTTTCTGGTGGATCTGTCAAACACAGTGATGCAAGGGATGAAGAGCTACCAGAGAAAGGTCCCGACAGCGCCAATKTWTMRGCGGAAGGAGGAGAAGCGTCAACATTCCAGAAACCCGGTGTACAATCAAATCCACTGAAGAGGAAAACCGAGGACACTTGCAAGTGTAACATGAAATGTGTATGGTGTCATGGTCCCAAGACGTCAAAATCGTTTAAGTTTGGGCAATAACCCACTATTAATCAGACAATATAAGAGGTTTTTATTGACATTTTTCATGTAAACCATAACGCTTATTTCTTCTTTGCTTTTCGTGCATCATTGTGAGCTTTAGAGTTGATGTTTAGTAAAATAATATATCTCTACT